TGAGAACCTACACGAGTAGCAGTATTTGCTTTTGCTGTTCTGAGTAACGAGTTCTGCTTACGAGCAGCGTCATAGCTGAACCCTGTCAACTCAAACGACATGCGCGGCAGAACGATCTGTAGTTCTCTTGTCAAATCAGGATCGGCTTCGAAGCGAGCGAAGAACTTTTCTTTTGGAGCGTAGATGATAGGAACTTTTAGTCTTTCAATCTCAGCGCCGGTTGTCTTATTCTTTCTAACAACAGCAATGTTATTGAACATGTTGCCGAACAGAATGACATATTTTCTGGTTAGCTGAAAGTAAAAAGTTTGACTACTTAACATTATGGTCGTCCAAATGGATTGGTATCAGTAAAGTCGATGAATGTGTTAGCTTCATCTTGAATGTTTCTATTATCGTACTGATCGTATACAGCAAAGTCTTCGAGATCATCTTGCGTCTGAATAACATAGACGGCGTTCGATGTCTCACCTCTTACGTTAGAGCCGGGTGTGAAGGTGCCTTGAATGTTGATGATTTGCAATTTAGTATTTGTTCTATCCCATTCTTTGACGTGTCCAACAGCAATAGCAGTATTCACATTTGCACCCTGATAGACAGTTTCGCTCTTAATGAAGTTGCCTGTGCCTGAAGAGAAATCAAGCTGAATAGCATAAGAGTGTCTATCTTCAATCTCATCGATCTCATCAACACCAGTATCGATACTCTCGTTGCTGTAACGGAAGAGTTCGCAGCGCAGTTCGTAGATATATGGATTGCGCTTGCCGAGTGAGAAGAACATCAATTCTTCTTCGACGAACTTGATTTCGAATAGCTTTCTCATCAGTGGCACATAGACAAGATCACCTTCTTTTGGTCTGATAGCCAAAGCTGAAGGTATATAACGTTCGAACGATCTGCGCGAGACTACAAAGTTAGATGTGTCTCGAATTTCTAGACCGAACTTGGAGAAGAAGTCACCATCACCTTCGTAGCCTTCTACGTTCGCTAGATACATTTCTATCTGATATGCACGTTCAAACTTTGACTGTACGTTTTCACCGAAGAGAAAGTCAGTCTCGTTGAATCCTTCGCGAGGTATGTACCAAACGTCATGGCCCATGATCTTGATAGATTCAACAATAACGTCTTCCATGAGACGCTGTTCGCCAATGGTAGCAACAGAGAAGTTGTTGAAGTACTGAGAGGTTGCCATATTATCCTAATATAAACTGAGGTGGAGCTTCGTAAGTATCTCTGATCTGCTGTTCGAGGTCTTTGATCTCGTTTATAGCGTCTTGATAAATCTGAACACCATTCATTGTGATACCGCCAGGTAACTGCATACCAGCAAACTTAGACATGTTAGCACCCCACTGGCGCTTGATATATGCTGTGGCCAGTCTCTTGAGCATCATGTCATTATAGACTCTTGTGTAGACTTCTGGTTCAGTCACTACACTACCTTCAATGATAATCCATTCACCGACTTGAGCAAACTGCATCCAGTTCCAATCTAGATAAAGTCTGTTCGTATGACGATTGAAACGAATCGGCTGCTCACCAGAGAACAGCATGTCGAGAGTTCGAATATGCTGCATAGTCAAAACATAATTGACATATGATGTGCTGGTAAAGTCGTAGAGTTCGTGTAGGCGCAACTGATAACGCAAATCGAACATGTTGACTGTAGCATTAGATGCAGCTACCGGAAAGATGCGAGTGACACCGATGATGCTATCTGTTATCGGTATCCACTTATTGCTGATATCGGTGTTTGTTAGTTGGTGTTTCGTATACGTGCGCTCAACGCCATCAAAGTGAAACTGTTGAAAATACTGAAAGGCTTCGTCAATACGGTCATCTACCTGATCGTCGTCAACGTTGATTTCTATAACTGGAAAACCTAGCTGACGAAGACACCAGTCTTTTAGCTGTTCTCTAGAAGCAGGTATTGACATTAATGGTACTCTCTGTTATAATTGTTCTATATATTTATATACTTTGTGGAGTTTGAAATGAAAATCGGTCTCTTAGGAGATTACATAGTTGACCAGTATATTTATGGTACCTGTGATAGACTTTCCCCCGAATCGCCAGTTCCAGTATTTCAAGAGACAAATAGAGAGACTAGGGGCGGCGGCGTAGAAAACGTCTGTCTAAACCTAAAAGCTCTAGGTGCTGAGATTGAGTATCATTTCACTCAGACTTCTACTAAAACCAGATACGTAGTCGATAATCATATTGTCTTTCACGTTGATGACGAGTCTTATTTACCGATAAATTTTACAGAATATGAGTTCTCGTCCAAGATTGTCATATTGTCAGACTATAACAAGGGCTTTTTGCACAGATCAGCAGACATCATAAAACATCTAAAGTCGCGAAATAAGTTTGTCATAGTTGATCCTAAAAAGTCTCTCGACAATTATAGAAACGCAGACATAGTAAAGCTAAATGAAAAAGAGTTCAGTAAGTATTCAGAAATTTCAGACTATGAGAAAGCACGAGTTCATTACAGTATTGATACGATCATAGTTACCAGAGCTTCGAAGCCAGTTCTTATCATAGACTCAAAAGGCATTTCAGAAGTCGAAACGACGAACTATGCTGTTTCTGACGTTACTGGAGCTGGCGATGTCTTTATAGCGTCTCTTGGTTTCTATCTAGCTAAGGGCTTCGATATAAAAGAAGCTACAGCAAAGGCGACAAGACTAGCCTCTATATCGGTGACTAAGTTCGGCACATACGTTCTGACAGAAGAAGATATAAGAAAAGTTACTCCTAAGATCATATTCACAAACGGCTGTTTTGATATCATACATCGCGGTCATGTTGAATATCTACAGAAATCTAAAAAGTTAGGCGACAAGCTTATAGTGGGTCTAAACTCAGATAAATCTGTAAAGCGTCTGAAAGGTTTCTCAAGACCTGTAAACAATCAATCAGACAGAAAGTTTGTATTAGAAAGTCTTGGTTGCGTAGACGAGGTTATTGTTTTCGACGAAGACACACCATACGAACTAATAAAGCGAATCAAACCAGACATCATCACAAAGGGTGGAGATTATACATCGATAGATCAAGTTGTCGGTCATGATCTAGCACATGTAAAATTGATACCTTTTATCAGCGGTTATTCTACGACAAGCATATTGGAGAGAGCATGAAAGTTATAGAGAAAGGCTGGGGCAGAGAGATAATCTTTGCCGATATGCCAAATTACTGTGGTAAGTTTATGATCTTTGATAAAGAGGATAATCGCTCCTCAATGCATTTTCATGCTATCAAAGACGAGACTTGGTATGTTCAGCGCGGCTCTTTTATAGTCAAGTGGATTGAGACAAAAGATGCCTCTGTACACGAGCAAGTGCTTTGCACAGGAGAAAACTGGCACAACCCGCCTCTTATGCCTCATCAACTGATTGCTCTTGAAGACGACTCATGCATCGTTGAAGTTTCGACTCACGATGACCCTAATGATAACTACAGAGTTATGCCAGGAGATTCGCAATGATTTATTATGTTGATATAGACAATACGATATGTGAAACGAAAGACAGCGACTACGCTAATAGCAAACCATATCATGACAGAATACAGCATCTAAACGAACTATATTCAAAAGGTCACGAAGTTCACTATTGGACCGCTAGAGGTAATAATTCTGGTAAAGACTTACAAGAGTTTACCGTGAAGCAGCTTGAATCTTGGGGCTGTAAGTTTACGAGCATACAGACTGGTAAGCCTTCTTTCGATTTATTCATAGATGATAAGGCCATGAACAGTCTCAGATATTTTAGAGGTGTAAATAGGATAACACAGAAATGAAAACTGCGGCATATACTATCTGTAAGAATGAAAAACAGTTTGTAGAAAAGTGGCTGTTCTATACCGAGAAGTTTGACTATCGGGTTGTTCTTGATACCGGCTCAACAGACGGAACATACGAACTATTTCAAGAAGCAACCAAGTCTGACCCTAATCTTATTATAGAACAGAAGACGTTTACACCATGGAAGTTTGATGTAGCTAGAAAATATAACTTGTCTATGGTACCAGATGATGTAGAATGGGCGCTGTCGCCTGATCTAGATGAGTACTTCTCTATCAATGTGCTTGATGAGATGATTAAGACTATTGGACGGAATCCTAATGTGACTAACATCTCGTGTGATCGTCTCGACCTGTACTCGAATGTTGTTCGTGTAGGACCACCAAAGACACTCGGCACAAACAAGATACATAGACGACATGACTATACCTGGTCACAGCCTATCTACGAACATCTATCATGGATACATAAAGATCGATCAGAGGTTGAAATATATAATGACGATATCTATCTGATACACGATCAAGACTTTAAGAAGAAGGCAAGACCGGAACTCTACTTGAAGATGCTTACGGAAGAATATGAGATCAATCCTACTAATGATTGGACATTATGGTTTCTGGTCAATCATTACTTTCGTGAACAAGATATGGAAAACTTCATCAAGACTGGATGTGACTATGTAAAATGCTCAAGAGAACCAAATAAGAAACGAGAAGTTGAAGTAACACTCAGAAGAATGTCTATGGCGGAGATCGTGCCAGTAGAATTAAGACAAAAGATTACAGAGGAGATTGGTTGATGAAGATTTTGATTATGGGTCTACCTGGTTCTGGTAAGACAACATTAGCTCAAGAACTGAGTAGTATCTTACTTGATAAGATACAGATTAACTGGCATAATGCTGATAATGTTCGCAAGCTATTTGAAGATTGGGACTTCAGCGAATCCGGCAGACTAAGACAAGCTCAACGCATGGCTGATCTAGCTAAGTTGGACAAGAAGAATAATGTCACATCTATCTGCGAGTTTATCTGCCCAACACAAAAAATGCGAGAAGTCTTTTCGTGCAATGGTGAACCTGATTATATCATTTGGCTTGATACTATCAAGAAGGGTAGATATGAAGATACAAATAAGATATTCGAGCCACCGACAAAGTATGACTATCGCATAACTAATTTTGATGCTAAGGGATGGGCGCAGCGAATAGCGAGCGACATTCTGAATAAGAAGAAGCCCAGTCAATTTGATTTTCGAAAGCCTACAGTGCAGATGCTAGGTCGCTGGCAGCCTTGGCATGATGGTCATATGGCTCTGTTCAATCGTGCGCTAGACAAGACTGGTCAAGTCTGCATTATGATTCGCGACTGTCAGGGTTGGAACGATAGCAACCCATTTGATGTTGACGATGTTATCGATAGGATTCATAAAGCTTTAGGTCCCAAATACTACGGGCAGTATACGATTATGGTCGTACCTAACATCGTCAATATTACTTACGGTAGAGATGTGGGCTACAAGATCGAACAAGAAGTCTTCGATGATGCAACTCACAATATATCAGCAACTAAAATCAGAAAAGAATTAGGTCTTAGCTAACCAATCTTTAACTGAAATGAAATGGTGATTGTATTCATCTTTTGCCTTTGTGTAAAACTGATACTTTCCCTTTACAATATCGGGCATAGGGATAAACTTGACGGCTGCGTCGTACTTCTCTGAAACGAGTTCTGCGACTTCAAGAAAGCTAACAGGAGTTCCTGTGCCCAAATCAAATATACCAAATGCGTGATCGTCAGTGATAATGCTGATGATATCTTCTACGCATATAAAGTCACGAAACGTCTTATCCGATCCCTTGAAAATCTTGATGATGCCCGTACTCTTCGCTTGCTCGCTGAAGCGATAGATTGGGCTTGTGCTAAGATCGTCTTTCATTTCATCTTTGCCGTAGACATTAAAATAGCGAAAGCCTGTAATGTTCTTTTTGAAACGGCGCTTGTTCTGCTTGACCCACATATCGACTGTCAACTTAGACATGGCATAGTAGTTTAGAGGGTTGTATGAATAGTCTTTTGAGTTGCCATATACTGAACCTGAAGATGCATACTTAACAATAATCTCATGCTCAATAGCTTTCTCAAAAAGATCAATGCTGAACTTGATGTTGTGTTTGTAGATCGCGTCAACGTTTTGTTCTGTTGTGCTTGAAATGGCACCTTGATGATAGATTTCAGTAATATCTTTCCAAGGCACGTCATTCAATTGTTCAAACACATCTCCGTCTTTACGATCTAGACCGTAGACTTTGTTGTTTCTTTGTTCAAGATGATTAGCAAGATTTCTGCCGATGAAGCCTTTGTGTCCAGTAACCAGAATCATAATTACTCCTTCACACCATATGCTTTGTAGAGCGTCTGTGTCAGTTGCTTACAGAATGAAAGCTCACTCTTTGTCATGATATCAGAAGGTGGTATAGAAGTCACACTGATTGTAGGTCTGATATCATGTAGACCTGGAATACCCCACTTCTCATCGTTCTCAGGATCATCATCTCTGATGTTATTGAAGTCATAGTTATGATGTTCGGCTTCAATAAAGTTCTCGACGCGCTTCATTGTGTTCTCTGCGTCTTGTACAATTTCTTTATAAGTCACGATACAGAGTTTATCTTTCAGATATGCCTTCTTCATCATTTCACCAAATAGGTCTTTGATGAAACCCTCGTAGATAGTTTCTGGTGTTTGTTGTAGTTCATTCTTCACAACCAGAATCTTATAGAACGATGCAACGACTTCTTCAATTGGTCTGAGTGTTAGAATGATCTTTGGGTTCTGTTGTAGCTCTCTATCGATGTTTTCGTAGTTGGTCAACCATCCGCGATTCTTGTCGATGATATGCGTCTTGTTTGTATCGTAGAAAGCAAACGCTGCTGTCGATAAGATTCTCTGAACATTCACATAATGACCAGATGAATGGTTCTGTTGAATGTTATAGAGTTGTTCGACGGCAGGAATAAGATAGTCGATGAAAGGTGATGTAGAAGAGGCAAAGATGTCGGGATGCTGGTTCAGCATCTTAGTTAGAACAGTTGATCCCGACCTCTGTAGACCTGAGAGAAAGTGTAGTTGTTTTTGCATGATATAGACACTCGCATTTTTTATACATGATATTTATCGTATTCTTCTGATAGCTGCAAAATGATATCGACTGAAAGAAACTTGACTCCAATTAGTAGCTGTTCCTATTTGAACTGGTGATGATCTGGAAGTTGTATTACCAAGGCCTAAAGATCCGTAATTATTAGATCCCCAACCCCACAATGTTCCATCTGTTTTAACAGACATTGAAGAGTCTCCGGCTGCAACTTGACTCCAGTTAGTTAAAGATCCAATCTGAACAGGTGATGATCTGTTGGTAGGAGTACCTTGACCTAATTGACCGCTACCATCATTACCCCACGCCCACAGAGTGCCGTCTGTTTTAACAGAAAGACAATGCCTATAACCTCGTGCCACTCTACTCCAATTAGTAAGTGTTCCAATTTGAACTGGTGATGATCTGTGAACGATATCACCAAGACCTAATTGACCTTCAGTGTTTCTGCCCCATGACCACAGTGTGCCATCTGTTTTGACTGCTATAGAAAATGATGCTAAACCTTGTCCAACTTGACTCCAATTGGTCAATGATCCTACCTGAACTGGCGATGATCTGCCAGTTGTATCACCAAGACCTAATTGACCATATTGATTTCTTCCCCATGACCATAGTGTACCGTCTGTTCTGACCGCTATTGTATGGTCTAGTCCAGAAGAAACTTGACTCCAGTTAGTTAGTGTACCTACTTGAACTGGTGATGATACGGATCCTAAAACACCTATACCTAATTCACCGCTATTGTTTATTCCCCATGCCCATAATGTTCCATTTGTTCCGATAGCAAAGGAAGATCCTCCAGCTGAAACTTGACTCCAATTAGTTAAAGATCCAATTTGAACTGGTGATGATCTATGAACGGTATTACCTAAGCCTAATACACCGAAACTATTATATCCCCAACCCCATAGTGAACCTTCTGGACTGATAGCTAATGTATGTCGGCGTCCGGTCGCAACTCTAGCCCAATTTAGTGAACCTACCTGAACTGGTGATGATCTATGTACTATATCGCCTTGACCTAATTGGCCGTTACCATTATTACCCGCAGTCCATATACCCCAATATGGGCCATTATCTTCGTCTGTTTCTGTTCTCAGCAGAAAGATGTTATCTGTGTCATTTCCAGCAACCGTAAAATTACTTGGCATTGTTCTCTCTTATTGTTTTTTGAACTTCATCAAAAACACATGACCAATCTCTATGCTTCTTCTGTCTGAATACTTTTAGATTCTCACCATACCAGTTCGACTTATTTTCATTCATGCCCAACCACACATAGTATGTTGCGATAGGCGGGCAAACTGAACCCTTAACATCTAAGGCACCTAACATATGGGCAATGCTAGTGCAACTCGTCACCGTATAATCACACAGCTTTAGAATTGCGAGCGTATCTTCAATACTATTTATCATACTTCCCGCATTGAACATATTTGGTTGGTCGTTCTCAGGTTCTAGTTGCAGATTGATCTTAGTACCTGAAAACTCAAGATTGTTTATGAAATCAATAGGCAAGCTTCTGTGTAAGTCTTGCTCGTAATGTGGATTGCCTGTCCACTTGCAAGCGAGCTTAGGTCCTTCTGGTAGAATTTTTCGCCACTTATCAAGATACTTTTCATTGACTTTCAGATATGGACCTTCCCATAGCTGATCTTTATCCACATCAAGAAGTAAGGGCAGATACATTGCCATACACTGTACGGCATCGGATAAATCAACTTCATTAAAATCAGAAATACACTTGAAGCCATTATTATTGAATACTTCTACTAGAGATTGGTTGTTTGTATACCATACAGGATTCATACCCATGCGCTCAATATGCTTCATGAAACGAATACAGATGATTTCATCACCGATACCACCTTCAGCATGAATGAGCAGTGTCTTGCCTTCTTGCTTTGAACCGTCCCACATAGGTATCATTGATTTTTCACGATGTGTCCATATACCGATCTTATGACCAATATGAATGAAGCCACTCAGACCGCGCTTGAATAAACCTTTTTCGATGTCATAGCTTCCAAGATTATATAAAATACGACCTTTGACATGATCAGGTAACCCTTCAACAGTATTCAGTTCACGCATTATGCTCTCAGACTTTTCATAGTCACCGTATAGATAATGTGAGAATGCAATCTCCATCAGCGTGTCATAGTCTTGACCCTGTGAGGTCTCAAAATTAGCATTTGAGTAACCGAGACTGAGCATCGGTTCGTTAAGATGGTTATACATCTTGGCAAGATTGGCACGAATAGAATAATGTTCTTGTGGATTCTGAGACAGAGCTAGGCACTTTCTCAGAGTTGCAATACTATTTGCATAGTCTTTTACTTCGTTCTGTAGGTATGCAATCTCATCAAGGGTTGAGACTTCAAAACTATACTTTGCTGCAATATCAAGAAAGTTCTTCGCATCATCAAGTTTACCCGATGACTTGCAAGTAAAAACAGTTTTCATAAGAACAGAAGAGTTGATATCAAACGGCATCTTTCACCACCATAAGCTGAATATGAATCTCAATTGTTGTATTTAAGGCTTCGCGAAACAGTCTTTCTAGTTGAGGTCTTGTCATTGTTTTCGTGATGTCATCATAAAAACCATCATGAATGTATTGATAGTTAATAATTTCAAAGTCTACATCATACATGAGACCTAACGTTGAGCATGAGCCATTACGTGCAATTTCAAGTTTGTTAAACTGCTTAGAGAATAGTCTGAGACCATCTACTGTGACAGGTCGCTTGTGAGTAGGATCGTTGAGAAAGACTTCGTGATTAGGATGCGGAACACGAATATCGATGATTGCACCATGCTTACATACGCGATAGAGTTCTTGGAGAAGATGAAAGTAACCTTCTCCAAGATGCTCAAGAATGTGATGTGCGATGACTTTTTCTACAGAGTTGTCTTCAAGAGGAAGTTTTTCTGTCTCAAGATTGACTAGATGATCTGGGTTACAGTTTTTATCCGAGTCGATGTTGATGAAACCAGGAAAACGCTTGTAACCAGCACCAATGTTTATATTCATAATGTAGACCTTTCATGATATAGTATTACTTATGTCACTTAAATAAAGCTAATGTTAGGAAAGAAGCAGAAACTTGTCTCCACCCAGTCAGTGATCCTACTTGAACTGGTGACGATCTGCGTGTTCTATCATTTAGACCTAAGTTACCAATGTCGTTATAACCCCAACCCCATAATGTACCATCAGTTTTAACAGCAAATGAAACTCTACTTCGAGCAGAAACTTGACTCCAATTAGTAAGTGCTCCAACTTGAATTGGAGATGATCTAGGTGTGATATCACCAAGACCTAAACTGCCAAAGCTGTTAGTACCCCAAGCCCATAATGTACCATCAGTTTTAACAGCTAATGAAAATCCTAATGAATTAGACGTACCACCAGCAGCAACTTGTCTCCAATTAGTTAGAGACCCCACTTGAACTGGTGATGATCTGTGTATGGCATCAAGAAGACCTAATTGACGTGTGTCTGAACGGTTATAGCCCCATGCCCACAAAGTACCGTCTGTTTTAACAGCCAATGAATGTCCTAATCCTGCTGAAATTTGACTCCAATTGGTTAATGTACCCACTTGAACTGGCGATGATCTATTAGTTCTGTCATTAAGACCTAGTTGACCATAGTTGTTTCTACCCCATGCCCACAAAGTACCATCTGTTTTAACAGCTAATGAATGATAAGTACAAGAAATTTGACTCCAATTAGTCAGTGATCCTACCTGAACTGGTGACGATCTATGTACGAGGTCATTAAGACCTAGTTGACCATAGTTGTTTCTACCCCATGCCCATAATCCTCCATTAGTTGTTAATGCTAATGTATGAAGACTAGTAGAAACCTGTCTCCAATTAGTTAGAGACCCCACTTGAACTGGCGATGATCTATTAGTTCTGTCACCAAGACCTAACTGTCCATGTGTATTGTTACCCCAAGTCCATAAAGTACCATCAGATTTTATTGCAGCAGAATTACTGACGGCGGCATCAACTTGGCTCCAATTAGTTAGAGACCCCACTTGAACTGGCGATGATCTATTAGTTCTGTCATTATGACCTAGTCCACCGTCATTATTTAATCCCCACGACCACAGTCCTTTTGCAGGTATCAATGAAGCATCAGCTTTGGCGAGATACTTATCTGCAAGATCAATATCTTCTTCAGTAAACCTAGTAATACTTGCAGGCATTTTATTCCTCAGATACTTGTGATGGATGCTTCGTGTCGATCAACTTAAGTTCTTCAAGAGTTGTGCAAGCATCGATTTCTGCATACTTACCAGATTCCCATGTGAATGCTTCTTGAATGTGAGCCGAACCTGCTGCAACAATCTGACCTAGCTCAGTCTTATTGACGCTCTTGAATACAGCGTTAGGAAACTTAAATACAATTGAACCATCATCGGCCATAATTTGATATGCCTGTAGGTAAACGTTGCGATCTTCTCTAGTTGTGTATAGAGTTACCTCAGTACCATCAGAAAAAGTAAATGGACAACCACCGATCTCGACTCTATAACGATTATTTGTGACTTTCTCTTTCAGTTTGCCTTGAACCATACCGACTGTGTTTGGCACAGCAAGATATTCACCAGTGATATACTCATCGTTAATTGTCCAATATGGACCTGCTGGCTGCTCAAATGGCTCGTCAAGCTGGGCATACTGAATATCAATCACAGGGATGATCTTCCATTGATCTGTAATAATCTTGTTATCTTCTGGAGGTCTTGTCGTCAAGGCATCTGCGTTCAGACCTTCTTCATCAAGATAGTCTTTAAAGAAAGCATAATTCCACTGACGAGGACCTACTTGAATTTGATTGTTATGAATGAGTGCGTACATATTATCTTAAAACCTCTTATATTCTTGTTAAAGCTAAAGCATGATCCCATGCATCAACTTGTTTCCAATTGGTTAATGATCCTACTTGAACTGGCGATGATCTGGGCGTTGTATCACCAAGACCTAATTGACCAAATATGGCATTGGTACCCCACGCCCATAGAGTGCCGTCTGTTTTGATGGCAAATACAGAATGAGCGCCAGTAGCACCTTTTCCTGTCCCTATTTGTTTCCAATTAGTGAGAGTGCCAACTTGTACTGGAGAATTCCGAACGGATAATCCGCTTTCACCTGTGCCAAACTCGCCAATATTGTTTCTACCCCACGACCATAGTGTGCCATCTGTCTTAACAGCCAATGTTGCACCCGTCCCGGCGGCACTAGAAACTTGTTTCCAGTTGGTCAGTGAACCAACCTGAACTGGTGATGAGCGTGTGGCTCCTCCGCCTAATTGACTGTTAGAATTATCACCCCATGACCACAGCGATCCATCGGTTTTGACAGCTAGTGTATGTGCTTGTCCTGCAAAAACTTGACTCCAATTGGTCAATGATCCTACCTGAACTGGCGATGATCTATGTACGATATCACCAAGACCTAATTGACCAAGATCATTTCTACCCCAAGCCCATAGTGTACCATCTGATCTAATAGCCGATATATTATATAAAGTACAAGAAACTTGTTTCCAATTTGTCAGTGTTCCAATTTGAACTGGACTTGATCTATTAGTTCTGTCATTTAAACCTAATTGGCCAAAACTATTAAGACCCCATGACCACAAACTACCATTACGAGTAATTGCAAAAGTAATTCGGCGTCCAGCAGCAACATTTCTCCAACTTGTACCTGTTCCCACTTGAACTGGTGAGTTTCTATTGGTTGTATCGTTTAAACCTAGTTGACCGTCACGATTATCACCCCATGTCCATAAAGTTCCATCTAATCTTACTGCCGCTGAATGTTCAAACCCTGCACTAGCTTGAGTCCAGTTTGTCAATGCACCTACTTGAACAGGTGATGATCTGACGGTAGTGTCACCATGACCTAATCGACCGTAGCTTGCTACGCCCCATGACCACAAACCGCCGCCTCTGAAATCATCTGCGTTGAATCCAAGCTCTTCCCAAGTTACGTATAGACTTTCAAAAGGAGTATTGTTTGCTCTAAATACGAAGTCAACCATTTTTCTTTAACTCTTTTATAGCTTCTACTAAGAAACCAATTATAGCATCATAGTTTAGAGATTTTTTTCCGTTTTCGTCTGTATAGACTAGAGCAGGTAGATGTTCTTCCACTTCTTGCGCTATCAGCCCATAAGAAGGTTTACCTGTGTCTTTCCAGTCGAAGCTGACACCTCTGAGACTATTTATAATATTCAATCCGTTTTCTATGGTTTTGATATTTTGCTTTGAATTAGCATCAGATGTTGCGTTGAATATAGTGGCTGATAGAGTACCTGTTGACGGATTAAAAGTCAGTGATGATGCAACGTTAGCTTGCGAGAATGTACCTGTGTTACTGCTTGAAAATGTCACGAAGCGAGTCGCGCTAACGTTATCGGTGAATAGAGTAGCACCACCTATGGCAGCACCATTTACTAATATACTAGACGCATTGATCGTACCAACAACATCGAGTCTAAATCCAGGATTTGCTCTACCAAGACCCACGTTACCTGTAACGACAAGATTGCCTGTATTAAGAGTATTCGAAGATGGATTATAAGTTATGCCGTGCGAAACATTGGCTCTGTTAAAAGTTCCTGTCACGGCGTCTTCAAAGACCATAAATCTTGTTGCGTTTACTGAGTCTAAGTTAGCACTAATAACTGCCGCATTGGCTTGTATGAATGCTGCTGAGCCTACTGTATTGGCACCAGCGCCCACTGCGACATTGGCACCCGCAATTGTTGTGAGTATATCGGCACCAGCAACAATTAATGATGTGGTAATATTAGCAGCACCAACAACGTGCAATTTTGAAGTTGGAGACGTTGTTCCGATACCAACGTTAGATTGAACTATGAATCTCTGTGTGCCTACAGTAATTGAAGAAGATGCCGCACCTGGATCAGCAGATGTAGTTGAAGAATTTGTCCATGTGCAGTTATATTGATCACCGAGTTCTACAGTATAGAAGCTACCGGCACCATTATATGAACCAGATTGATAGAAATAGATATCAAAAGATGTAGCAGAAACACCCGCGGCGTTTGATACAACTTTAACATCATAATCTGTAGTTGAGTTGGTTATATAAAAAGTTGCTTCGCCAGCAAATCCATTAGCATCAACTGAAACACCATTGCTGGTTTTAAAGTGAATGTAAACTTCACCTTGTTGAGTTGTCGTGGCGTTGTAGCCATGAGAAGTCACAACTTTAATGAATATGTGACGACCGTCTTGAGATGCTGTAAAAGTACCTAACTTGATCCAAGAAGCTGTTGCGAGAACATTTGGTAAAGTGAATGTATAGTTCGCGTTTCTCGCTGCAAAGTCATTAGCAACAGTCAGCGCACCATTGAAAGTACCAGTTGTATTGGCTAAAGCAGCATTAGCCTTGGCAAAAGCGGCTGATCCTACTGTATTGGCACCAGTACCAACGGCAGTGTTAGATCCATTTTGCACTGAGATCATAAAGGCGTTAGCGCCAGCAGCAGCAGCGGTGGCAAACGCATTAGCGCCAGCACCAACGGCTGTATTAGCACCAGCAAGAGTTGTCAGCAGATATGTATTAGCGCCAGCACCAACCGCAGTATTAGATCCGTTTTGCACTGAGATCATAAAGGCGTTAGCACCTGCTGTCGCAGCAGTGGCAAATGAGTTAGCACCAGTTCCTACGGCTGTA